CCTACCTGTCCTCCGGGCTTTAAACAGCATCCTTATCGAGAAGGCTGCATGTTTGAAACTACAGAAGTTACTGAAGTCGATGAATCTGGTAATTGCCCAAACGGGTACACTAGAAATATAACGGACGGATTCTGTTATCGCAGCACCGATCCGGGGCTTGTTAGTGAAAGAACCACGACTCCGGCTCCTACCTCTTTAGACGGCAGGTCTCGCGTACCGAAAACTGCTAGTGGGTCGTGTCCTCCGGGGTACATGCCGGACTTCCAAGGTTATGAAGCCGATGGCGTGACTCCAATTTACGCGGAAGATTGCATCAATATTCCCGAAGACGGTGGCGGCGATGGTGGCGGGCCTGCATATACGCAGCCTCCAGCAAATCCCCCACAGTGTGAAATGGGTGAGTACTATGACTGGGTACTAGACCGTTGCGTTCCGTTTGGTTCAGGTTATCCCAGTTCTACGCCTAACTGCGGCGAGAACGGTATCTGGATTGAAGATCTTCAGAAGTGCTACGTATTTGGAACGGGCGATAAGGGCGCAGCAGGAGGTTATGTGAAGAAAGGCAAGATTAAGAAGAAGCGGTATCAGGCCGGTGGTATTGCCTCGCTGACCCGCAGCCCGGATCTAGGGGCGTCTGTGAACCCGATGGACGGCTACAACTTCGGCTTTGCCGGGGGTGGTATGGCTGCAATGCCTGAGTACCGGGCAGGGGGCAAACTCCTACGAGGGGCCGGGGACGGTATGTCCGACGACATCCCTGCCGTGATTCGTGGTAAAGGAGTCCAGCGGGCGGCTCTGGCAGACGGAGAGTTCGTCATCCCTGCCGATGTGGTCTCGCACTTGGGTAACGGTTCTACCGAGGCAGGTGCTAAAAAACTGTATAAAATGATGGAGCAGATCCGTCGAGCGCGTACGGGTAAGGGCAAGCAAGCCCCTCGTATTAACCCTGACAAGTACCTGCCCCGCTAATCACGGAGATCAACATGTCTTCTACTCCGACTTCAACTGAAACAACTACAAGTAATATCCCGGCGTGGGCACAAAAGTACGCCACTGACTTACTTGGGTTTGGCGCGGCGCTGACTTATCCCAAGATCAATCCGGCGACGGGCAAGCTCGAAACTGGATTTACTCCGTATGGCGGGGAACTTGTTGCCCAGCCCAGCCCGCTTCAAGAACGCGCCTACGGGGACATCTCTCAGATGCAGGTTGCTCCGCAGTTGGGGCAGGCTACTGGGTTTACAGGACTCGCTGCGCTTCAGGCACAGGATCTTGCTCAGTACGACCCGCTTCGTCAGCAACAATATTACCGGTCGCCGTTTGAACGTCCGAGGCAACTGGGCCGATACATGTCGCCCTACATGCAAGGCGTTGTTGAGCAGCAAAAGCAGCAAGCAGTTCAGGATTACGCTCGGCAGATTCCGGGCATTCGCGCTGCGTCTACTCGTGCGGGCGCACTCGGCGGGACTCGTCAGGCTCTCGTAGAATCTGAAGCTCAGCGTAATTTGCAGGGTCAGTTGCAAGGTATTCAGGCAACTGGGCTTCAGAATGCTTATCAGCAGGCAGTTCAACAGGCTGCACAAGACGCTCAACTTCGCGCTCAGTACGGTTTCTCTGGCACGCAGTTGGCTGAGCAGTCTCGCCAGTTTGGTGCGGGCCTTGGTCTGCAAGGTCTTGAACAGCAGCGCCTTGCCGCTAAGCAACTTGCCGATATTGGTGGGCAGCAATTTGAACAGCAGAAGGGCATTACTCAGGCGCAGTTAGGCGCTGGACAGCAGCAGCAAGCTTTGAGACAACAGATGCTGGCGTCGAATTACCAGCGGTTCATTGATGAGATGAGTTATCCGTACAAGCAGCTTGAGTTCTTCTCTAACTTGCTGCGCGGTATGCCTGCTGGCGATACGACTAGAAGTCTGTATACGCAGGGTCCAAACGTCACTTCGCAGTTGTATGGTCTGACGGGCGGTCTTGGTGGTCTCTTTGGGAGCTTTGGAGGTCAGTCGTGATTGGCCCAACTAGCGATACCGCAAAAGCGATGATGCAGTCGCTGACGCAAAAGATTCAAATGGGTATGCCTGTTGATCAGGCCATCCAATACGTTAAAAGTCAGGCTACAACCGGCGTGGCTCCTTTCGTAGATCTTTATGCATTGCTCAATCAGTTTGAGCGGATGAAGCAGCCACAGAAGCAAATGCCTGTTGGCGGTACGATCAAGCAGCAACTTGATAACGTAGAAGCGTTGGCTTCAAGCGGTCTTGGCGGGATTCGTAGGGAACCTACGGAAGCAATGATGGGTCGTGGTATCGGCGCACTTAACGCAGGGACTATGGAAGACCCGGTGTTTGCCGCTGCGGGTGGCGGGATCATCCCGTACGCTGGTGGTGGTTCTATTGTTGCGTTTGACGAAGGTGGCGTGACTGCTGCTAACGTGAAGAAGCCGCTGCCTAAAACTTGGGAAGAAGTACGGGCGCAAGCCGAGCTTGGCAGTAAAGAAGATATTGCAGGGCTTGAAGAAGAGATTGCCCGTCAGGAAGAGTTTGAAAAGCGACTTGGTATTGGTCGCTATGCTCCGTCTCGCGGGCTAAAAGAAACTGAAATGGAGCGTAAGCGCAAGGCGCAGCAACAGGCTGAGTCCGAGATGGACGAGCTTAGCCGAGAGAAGTTTTATGCCGATGTTGCCGAGATTGGCTCAGAGGCTGGCACTCGGGAGACTAAGGCTCCGACTTTCTTGACTGCACTCTCTAAGGCCAAGGCTCGTCAGCTTGAGCGTAAAGAGAAGAAGATTGAGCGCACCCGCACTGCCGAGGATGCGTTTAACGCCAGTAAGATTGCGATGGTTGAAGCAGATGAGGCTCTGGCCGCAGGCAATCTTACTCGGTACCGCGAAAAAGTTAAGGAAGCTCGTGATCTACAACAAGAAGCTACAAAGAAAATTGCTGAAGGTGAGCAGAAGAAGGTTGAAGATTTGCGTAGCCGCGAGACTAATCTTCGTGTGGCACGGGCGCAGCAGGACACGCCGCTTGCTCGTCAGCAAGAAAAGATTCGCACGATGAGTGAGTCAGATCCCAATTACGCTAAAGAAGTTAAGAAACTCCGTGATATGGAGAAGTCTTCTGGCATGGCTGGCGGTATCCCTGCCGGTGTTCAAGGCAGACTCCTTGGACTTTACGCCAAAGCTTACGATAAAGTCCTGAATGCGTTCGATGATGAAGAACGCGCCGCAGCGCAAAAGGAAATGGAAGAAATTGGTAACGATCTTGCTGCGCTTGGTATCCCGATTCCCGGCATGGGAGGGCGTGCAGGGGCGGCGGAGTCTGGTGGGCCTGCGCCTCCGACTCCGGGCGAGGTTAGAGACGGATATCGATTCAAAGGCGGCAATGCCGGAGACCCGGCTAACTGGGAAAAAATAGGCTAATAAATGGCTAAGCCTTGGGAACAGTATCAGGCTCCACAGCAAGCTGCGGGGCCGTGGACCCAGTATCAGCAGCAGCCGGGTCCGTGGACTCAATATCAACGCGCTGCCGTTACTACGCCTCCCAAGGAAGAAGGCAAAGAGAA